CTTGTTATTGATGACGGAAACGTAGATGTCATTCAGCGGCTTGCCCTGGATAGGAAGAATCGAATCCTGCCCCAGGTTACCGTCCACATGAACGAAATCTTTTGACATATCCGCATATTCTTTTTCGTTCACGCTGCCATCCGTCCGAATGAAATGTCGCGGCCTGCTGTTGGCAAGCATATTCTGCATAATCGCCTGGTTGCCTCTGTCGATATACTCCTGTGCGGATTTGCCCACATCGATATAGCCGAATCCCACCGGCATACCTTCAATGCGGAACAGTGGGTCAAACACGAACGGATATTTGCCGTGGTCATAGAATCCTCTGTCAGCAAACTGTGGGTCATTCTCACTGGCAAACAGGACGATATCATTGACAAACTTGCAATAGTGCAGGATGGTCTTGCCCTGGCTATTCTGCTTCTTGTAATACCAGTCGATGACAACGGACTTATCCGATATATCAATGCTTTCGTCATAGACATACTGTGTAATTGTCAGCGTCTGTCCGCCGAGATGCCCTTGAAGCTGTGGGTACATCGTCACAAGCTGGTCATTGTCGGCAAGCTGGACGTGGAATATGTTCCTGCTCTTCTGTATATCGGTAACGCCCGGCTCCCAAAACAGGTTCAGCAGGTCTACTTTCACGATGCTGACGTCACCCAGTCCATTAAGCTTGGATGAATCCCAGTAGAGGCCATACGCGCCGGTGCCGGTGATAAGCTTGTAGTTCCACACCTCGTCATACGTCTTCTCAAAGTCGTTCATCTCAAGCACTACCGGCAGGATGCTCGACAGCATAGCGGCCTGTTCACGGTCGCCCACCTCACGCGGCAGTACATTTGGCTCGGGGAAATTATCCATAGCATCCGCGTGCTTATTCGCAATACAGTTAAATAACCATCCCGATGTCGGCTGCACTTCGTTCTTGTTGTCCTGCTTGAGAATCTGCCAGTGCCTCATTCTGTACCAGCGCATATTCTCGACAATGTTCTGCTCCAGGTTGGCCTTACCGGACTTGTACTTCTGTAAAGTGGTCATGGCCTTGTCCAGCGCTTCTTTGCCTATCGGTGCTTCCAGCGCTCGGAATCCGTCCATAGCGCCGTTTGCGTCCATGCCCTGTGACGCCATCATCATGCCGTCCTGCGCGGCTTGCAGATTGGCAAGCGCGTCCTGCACGTTCATTTCAGCCTGCACCTGCTCAATGGTCTGACGCGGTGCTGACTGCCTTGCGGCCTGTGCTTCTTCATTCGTCCGCTGACGCCCGGCATCGAAGGTCTGTGTATTCTGTTCACGTTCCGCCTTTTCGCGGTTTCGTCTGCTGTTCTTTGCCATTGGTTAAAATCTCCATTCGCTTCTTTTTAGGCTTCGCGATAATGTCTTCCTTTGGAATATCCAAAAACATATGCATGGGTGTTTCGTTGTATGTATCCGGCGGCGCGGCCATTCTCGGCTTAATCGGTCGGCTCATGCAGAAATACCGCACTTCATCAGCACAGTTATGGCTGATTACACCGCCTTGTATTACAAAGTCATGCGTATCATCTACTTCCATGTTGTAAACATCAGCATTTCCTACCAGGGTAATCGATGCTATTCTCATGTTTTCTTCTCCATCTCAAGGCCGCCGCCTTGTGATTATTGCAACAGAAACGGTCTTTTCTGTTCGCCATATCTCTTGTAGTAAACTCTTTACCGCACCATGCACAGGTCACCGTCCTTGGCTCCTGTTTCTCCCACACTTCTTTGATATGCTTTGAGTGCCAGCTATATCCGTCTTTGCTTCTGTGCCATTCAGGCGCGACTTCGATTGCTTTCATGACAAGCTTTCTGCTTTTCTCGCGCCGTTCTTCTTCATTCATGTGACTTTGCAGATGGTCACTTGCTTTTATCAGCGTAAGATTGTCTATATCATTATTGCTTCTGTCATGGTCGACATGGTGTATGTGATACCCTTCTGGTATCTCTCCGTTGTGGTATTCCCACACCATTCTGTGCAGGCGTTTGCCTTTCCTTTGGAAATACTGTCCGCATTTGTAATAAGACAATCCATTAAATTTCTGTACTGTTTCGCTGATTCGCTCCACCTTCATAGATTTTCAACTCCTCTCCTGCCGCCAGTTCACTTACCGTCTTCCATTCTCCATTCGGTAACATGAATCTGTGGTCATCGGTGCAATAAATTGTTGTTCCGTTTTCAAGCTTCACTTCATATATCGGCTTGTTCTTTGCGGTCATCCGCACATCGTGATAATTGTGGTACTGTCCGTCATGTGACATCACACGGCCTTCTGTACCGACAAGAGATTGAATATCTTTGTACCCCTCATCAGTAAGCACCTGCGTATCACCTCGCAGGCAGTGGTCTTCGCCGTCTGTGTCCAGGTCTTCCGGCTTGTGTTCGTCATACATCAGCAACGGCATCGTCCGTATGAAAGCCTTGCAATTCTTGAAGACGTACATCATCGGAAAGCCGTTATCGTCAAAGGCAAGACGGTAATGTACCTGCAGCCACCCAGGTAAGCGCTTATGGTCACCTGGGGAGAAGTACACCTGATACCGCGCAGCCTTCTCCGCGATGCTTTCTCCTGTTTCCGCATCCCATATAGCTGGGTCAGCTATGCCGGTGATTTTCTTTCCTTTGAGCCAGCGGTGTTCTGTTTCAATGTTGTGTATCTCTGCAAAGACTTTATCCGGTGTCCACTTCACGCCCTCGTTTGGCGTCTTCGTGCAGCCATACAATTCGAGAATGCGGTAAGCAACACCGTCATAATCAATCGCCCACCAGCCGCAGGAGAACGGTTTGTTATATCCCCAGTCAAAGCTTCGGTATATCGTCCATCCGTCCGGTATCTCAAAAGGCTCGATAACGTGTGTGTACTGACGGTCGAGATAGTGGTCGGGCAGGTCGGAGAATTCTTCAAAGAACTGCCCTTCGTACACATCCCACGAACCATAGAGCCATGCGTCACGCAATTTGGGTGGCAGTGCTTCAAGCTGTAGAATGTAATCCGGCTGCGACTCCATCAGCACCTTGTTATCGGTTACCAGCGATTGAATGAACGTATAGTCTTCCGGCTTTTCTCCCTCTGTGTACCGCTTGTCAATGAATATCCGCTTGATGTATTGGTGGCCTTGTCCGCCTGGGTTGCAGGTGTAATAGATTCTCTTCGGAAAATCGTTTACACCACGCAGGCAGGCGCTGATTGTCTTCATCTGATACTCGGAAAGCTGTGTAGCCTCGTCGAGGAAGATAATGTCGTACTCAACGCCCTGCAGCCGGTCAAGGTCCTGGTCTTTGGCACAGTAGGCAAAATTAATCGTGCTGCCATTGATGAATTTAAGGACCTTATCTTTGTCGTTGTATCGGGCAATATCCAGCAGTTCCAACCGCAGTATGTTTATGTGGTTGTTTATCAGTTCGGGATAGGTCCGCCTTACGATAAGGATGCGGATGCCTGGATACTGTAACGCCAGCAGTTTCGCTTTTGTGCGTACTCCCCACGATTTGCCTAACCTCCGCCCCTGGCTATGCTCCGCCGAAACCAATATGCTTGGTATCAGCGGTAAGAAATAACCTTTGCCGTTCACTGGGCGGCGCAATGGTCAGAGTCGTCATGTGGCATCACCCCCTTTCGGCATACTGAAACGTAAAACCTTTGCATTTTGTTCTTCTGCCTTTTAAGACATCAACAATGTGCCTGGAGTCGAAATATCTTTCTGCTTCGCTCACGCTGTCAAAGAATATCCGTTCCGTTTCGTCAAGGATATTTGTTGCCACAATAGGCTTTTGTCTGCTTTCGTTTTCCTTTTTTGCTCCGGCAAATACAGATGCCCACAATCCTGTCCTTATAGCATGGGCGCAGTTCTCTTTATTGGTGACCCACTCAAGATTGTCGGCGCAGTTGTTGCGTTTATTGCCGTCTATATGGTTTACCTGCTGCAAATGCAGTGGATTGTCCACAAAAGCTTTTGCGACTTCTCTGTGAACCTTGAAATACATTTTCTTTCTTCTGACAGTTACAGCCACTCTTTGATAACCTTTGTTATCTGTCTGCTGTTTAAGAATTGTCGGTATTTCCTTAAACAAACTACGCACTCTTCCGTAGTTACTAACTTCAATGAAACCGTCTGTTCCGTTAATCGCTCTCCAGCTTTCCATTTTTAAATCTCCTTAAAAGTGTGATTTATTTCGCGTACTCCTCTGCTTCTGCTGCAATCACCACACGGATATCGCGATTCTGTTCGTCCTGCTTCGCCTCTTTCTCAAGCTTCGCAATCCTTGCAAGCTGTTCGCGCAGGTCAGCTTCGTGCTTGTATCCTTTGATTTCCATTAAGTCTTTCAGACTCAATGTGAGTTGCCGCAGGTCGTTCGGTACTTTGACAAACGTACCGTCATTTATTCCATTAACAATTTTTTCTATGAGCAAATCCGCAGCGGACTGTATCTTGTCAGCACCTTTTGCGGCTTTTTCCCCGATAGATTCCGCGATTTTTGCATCACGTTTTTCGTAAGATTTCTTCCGCAGGTCTGCCCATTTTTCTCTTGCGGCTTTTCTCATGAGAGTGCTGGGCGATACATCATACTTTTGTGCCAGTTCGCGGTAACTGACGCCGCCTCGGATATACTCTGCCTTAATCTTTTTCCAATCCGGCATAGTAATCTCCTTCTTTTGGTGGCAGTAAGATAACGGCATCGTTTTCCCCTGTCAACCACCCCTAAAAAGACATAAAAGAAGAGCAGCCGTTATGACTGCTCTTCTTTTTATTCTTCCCTGCCGGTGAATTCCACCAGGCCTGTCGCCACCGCCAGCGCAACGCCCACGGCAGTATAAGCCTCATACGGACTGATTTCATGTATGGCCGCATACACTGCAATGTCTTGTGCCATTTCTTCTATGGTCTGCTTATCTTCATCTCCCGTTTCTATGTCTGCGTTTTCATAATACTCTCTCCGCAGTTCATCTCCACTCGGTAACTTCGCCATGTCACACCTCTTCCTGCTTGTTTGCTTTCTTTTCCCTGATTGCCACTTTAGCAACAGACAAAGCCATACTGCTGACGCGCTCATCCATAACACGAATTGCCGCCTCTTTATATTCCAGTAACTTTGTTCCCAGTTCTATTGCCACAGGCGTATTCAATTCAAACTCTTCCCCCATCAGAACAAGCTTCTGCTCGTTTTGCCGTGAAATTGTTCTATGTTCCGGCGTCATAAGCAAAGAAATCACTTTCTTTAGCAAAGCAGCATCCATCTTTGCTTCTTTCCTTGCCTTAACCCTTGACGCAAGTTCTTCCACAATGTTTTCCATCGTTGCTGACATAACTATCATGGTCTACACCTCTCTTATCCTGATGCCGTAGGTGTATAGCATCAGCTTTCTCTTAATGATATAATCCTTGGTCCTGACGCCCTTTGTATCTTCCACCACCTGCCTGCCGTCCTTGTCGTAATAAACAAAGTCCGCGACATAATCCACCTTGCGTTCTATCAGTCTTCCAGGCTTCGGCTTTCCCTTGTTCGGGCCTTTCGCATACACCTCGGTCGAGTGTTCGTACTGGTGCGGCAGTAACGGAAATGTCACCTGCCGCTGCAGGCCGGATATTTCACCGGCCTTTTGCAGGAGAAGCAGGTCGCACCAGCGGCGGTATTCTTTCGCTGAATCAAAGACAAGGCCGTCACGCTCTATCTTCCTGTTATGATACTTATTCCGTCTGCCGTACAAGAAATTCACCGTCCTCTTCTTTGTACTCATAACCGTCCTGGTAGCACATCGTCCTGCCGTCTTCCAGTTCAACGTATATAGTGTACGGCGTATTCTTCCAGTCCGCATAGCTTGCTCTAATCAAGCGTTTTATTTTGCAGTGCCGCGCTTCACATACTTCGGCCTGTTCTTTCGTATCGTACACTGCTCCACACAGTTCGCACTGATACTTAATAATTGTTTTCATTCTCCTCTCCTTCCGGCGGATTCATGTGTTCCGCCAATTCGTCATACTGTAATCGTTCGGCAATGGCCTGGATGACGGTCACTGTCACGCCATTACCGGCCTGCTTATAAAGCTGTGTATCGCTGTTTACAAATTCAGCTTTTTCAAAATAATCGTCCGTCCATCCCTGCAGCCGGAAGCACTCTCTCGGAGTTAATCGGCGCAGTTTCGTTCCATCTGGTATAATCGGCATCGCGCCCCCCCCTGTAGGTGTTTTCAAGCATGGTGATATTCCTTTTGAGTCATATACACGACCTGCGTGTGAATTGTATCCGTGTTTGTCTTCATAGATGTTGCCAAGTCGTATAATTCTGTTTGTCATAATCTAATACCACCGTTTTTGTTTGAAAGCATTGTGGAGAGGCTGGAGTGTGTGCGTCAATCGTGCAGGAACAATCAACATACCGCAACTTCCATTTTCCGTTTTTCCTTGCGAGGTTACAGCCTTGTGGTAACC